AGTATACACCTACCGCTGAAAATAGTGCTGGTACACAAAGACTGGCCGCCGGATCACGGATCATGGGAGCTAAACTAGGTAGAAATGCAATATACATTTGGACCGATACATCTTTATTTACTATGCGTTTTGTTGGAACTCCTTTTACATTTGCTTACGAACAAGTTGGAACTAACTGTGGATTGATAGGTATGAATGCAGCCGTTGAAGTTGATGGTGCTGCTTACTGGATGTCTGATAATGGTTTCTTTCGATTTACTGGTAAACTAGAATCAATGGATTGTTTAGTTGAAGATTATGTTTATGATGATCTTAATACTACATCAAATCAATTAATTTATTGTGGTATTAATAACTTGTTTGGTGAAATTACTTGGTTTTATCCAACATCTACATCTAATGTAGTTAACAGAGCAGTCACATATAGTTATTTAGATTCAACAGCTAAAAGACCTATTTGGTTTACAAATGCAAGTACATTATTTACAAGAAGTACTTGGGAAGATTCTGCTGTTTTTGGTTTACCACACGGTACTAAATACGATGCAGGTACTGATACATCATTTGATGTTGTTGGTAATACAGATGGAATTACAATTTATTTTGAACACGAAACAGGAGTTAATCAAGTAGAATCTGGAGCAGTAACCACTGCAATTCCAGCTAATATTACTTCTGGAGATTATGATATTACACAAAAAGTTATACGAGGAGCAGCAACTAATATGGCTGACCTTAGAGGTGATGGAGAAAACATTATGAGAGTCAGTAGAATTATTCCTGATTTTATTGCTCAACAAGGTAACACTATTATACAATTAGATTTAAGAAATTATCCTAATGATACCGCAGCTAGTTCATCATTAGGTCCTTTTACTATTACATCTGGCACTGACAAAGTAGACACACGTGCGAGAGGTAGAGCTATAGCTCTTACCATATCTAACACAGCTGTAGATACTAGTTGGAAATTAGGAACATTTAGATTAGATATACATGCTGGAGGAAGAAGATAATGGCAAAAATAGTACAAACATTAACTAGAGCAAGTGACGAATATGAACCAGATGTAGCACAGTCTTTAGTTAGAGATTTAGATGCTGTGTTAGAAAAATTAAACACAACATTTCAAGAAGAATTAAAACAGGAAATAGAGGCTAGAAGTCTCTTTTTAGATTAATGGCAGTAGTAAACCAATATAAATTTGCAGGATTAAATGCTAATACAGACAACACAGAAAAAAATCCTTTTGGTTCAGGTAATCCTTTGGTTAATGAAACCTATATTATTAAATCTATTTTAGTTAAATCTGCAGGAACTCCTACACCTACAGTAACAAATGATGGTATTGTTGTTATACAAGCAGCTCAATTAACAGCCAATACAACAGTAGAATTATTAACACAACCGTTGATAGTTGAGGGTGGAAAAACCCTTACAATTAAAGCAGGTAGTTCAGACGCTTTTACATTTGGTGTCAGCTATCTAAACATTAAGAAAGAGGTAACAACATAATGCAAGATATACCAGTAATAACACCAGATAAAATAATAACAAAAATATCAAATAAAAAAACCGGAGAGGTTTATGAAACGGAAGAAGCTTTAAAAGCTGCTAATATACCCGAAGAAGACGTTAGAAGAGATATAACCGTTATCATGCCACCTCTTGATTTAATAGGAAAAACAAAGTAAAAGGAGATACTATGGACGAAGAAATTTCAATAAACAATTCAATAGAAACTGGAGCACCAGACATTAAATATAACCGAGGTGATATTAGAATGGGTGGTCGTGAACCAAGAGACCAAGGCAAAGAAATTGCGGCAGAAATATGGTCACAAATGGAGCCAGAACAAAAAGTTCAGTTTCAAAGTTTTGAAGC